GGAATCGACGAAGAGCAGCGTTCTCAATACTGGCGACCTCTCTGGCCGTCATCTGCTTGTCCTTCTGAGCTACGGCCTCAAATAGCTGAGCATGAAAGAATCCACGGACCTGCTCTGTCACGTTCTCCATCAATACCATGCCGGCGTTGATGTCGTTGTAGACCCTCATCTGCTCGGGCTTCATCCCGTTACGCTCATCAAAGACTGTCACGCCATTAGGTCGTGTTGAGATCTCATCTACTGAGTCTGATGGCACTAGCCAAGGTGGCTTGACCTGTAAAGCTACGCCCTCGTGGACATCTCTACGGAGCTTGTTTAGCTCTCTCATTGCCGGTAGCGCCTTGGAGGCTGGAGCTAGACCGTAATTATAATCATTCCAGATCTCAGCTCTTGGTGAAGCGAATGGATAGTAATCATATCCACCTTCTTCTAAAATCATTCTGTCTTCTTTACAGACGTAAATACTGGCGAATGGCTTGTTCTTGGATTCAATCCCGTTCTTGTTGCGAGGGAAACACGCATGGATCACAGTGAACTGAGTCTTCTCGCCGCCCTTCTTCATCTCATTTAGCGATGCCTTAGCCTTCTTGCCTAGATTATCCTCGCCAAACTTATCTGCCATTTCCGTGGCAGTCATAGTCAGCCACCGGTATTCGGTCCGAATGTCTCCCTCGCCATCCTTCTCAATGGCAAATGTGCCTAATCGATCATAACAAAACTTGAGTAGCTTCTTATTTCCTCGCTCAACATACAATGATCCAGTGCCACCACATCCCATATCGGTGACGACCGGCTTGATCGACTGGTAGAAGTTACTGCGACCAAGAGCAGTTAAGGCTAACTCAGAACATTTGTTATACCATTTCCGGCCCGCATCATCGACCTCGTGGTCATCCTGGGGCGTGTAGATCATCCATTTCTCATTCGACGAGAATACCTCGGCGATCATGCCGTTTGAGTAGGTATCTAGACTCTCAATGCCAGTAGTGTCATACAGGCCAGAGAATCCGGTAACGTCAGGCGACTGGGGAGTTTGCGTAAATATATCAAGCTGAGGCTTAAAATACTTCGCAGTCAGATCCCAGTGAGACTTGAAGGCATTAAGTTCACTCTCAAGTGACTCTGCCTTTCTGAGAATAGTGTCTACGTTCTCGTCAATCATTGGCCTTGAGCTGTCTTAGATCCCGTCGAGTAGTTTGGATTTACCGCTCCGCCTTTAGTTGACTGAGCATAGCTAGACTCACTCATGCTCCGCTTCCGCTTACGCTTGGCAATCTTCTTTGCTTCAGTTCGGCCAACGTCTGGTGATGCTGGGGGCGGCGGGGGAGGCGGAGGCTTTGGACTAAGGAATCCCATACGCGCTTATTACGCTTTTTGCGTAAATATGTCAACTATCTTTAAATATCAAGCAAGCGACACTTTAGTATCCAGACCCAGCATTGATGCGTGGCCTACGCCGGCGCTTAATGTGTGACTGCTGATCGGTCAGCATATCGTGAAGCTCTGCCTCTGCGAGCATTGAGAATGCGTCAGATGGGTGAGACTCCCAGCCGTGAGAGATCTTGTTTGTGATCCATCCAGTTCCATCGGTAGCTTCCTTGTAATGAAACTGGCTTAAAGCGTCCCTGAGATGCGTAGTTGGCTTGTCTCTAAACCAGATGTTCGGGAATGCCTTCTTTGTCGCGTTAATGCGTAGCTCCTTGTCGTGTGTCCTTGGGATTGTCTGGACGTTTGACAGGCCAGCCTTCCTTAGCTCCTCTGCGAACGTCAAACCATTAGGCTGTCTAGCTGCCGAGTCATGTGGCAGTAGGTGACCGCCATAGCTAAATCCTTTAGCCTGCATATGTCCTACACGGTCCTCTAGCGTCATTCCGGCTGATATGTCGCAGTCAATGACCGTTCTCCTCATGCCGTCAATCTGCCAATAAATGACAGCAGTGTTTTGTGGCGATCCGATGTCCCAGGTCGTCCATACCGGCCCACGGTTAGGCTCAAAGTCGCAAACATGACCTAGCCTCAGCGCATCCTCTACTTCCTTGGCGTAGATCGTGCCAGGTATGTCAGATGAGAAAGAGCATTCAAACTCTCGCTCAAACACACTAGCGTCTCTTGTCGCCTTCATCCTAGCTAACTGATCAGGCGGGATCAGGCCGCTATCAGAAGCCTTCAAGCAAAGAGAGAACCATTCTGGATCTTTGAGCGAATGCTGATATATCCTCCAGAAAAGATTTTTTCCTTTGGGAGTTCCAACGAACGTGGCCCACCCCTTGTAATCAATCAAGCACGGCTCAATGACTGCTTCCCACGCATCACTCTTAAAATCCCCTGCCTCATCGATGATGCAACCATCAAAGTAGAGTCCCCTGCACCTCTCCACAGCCTCACCGGAATATAGGCCAATCTCGGAGCCGTTCTGGAATCGAATCCATAGCTCTGACTCATTCTTGATGACGCCAGGTATCTGATGCGTAAAGGTTTTAAGGTAACTCCAAGCAATCTTCTTGGCCTGCGCTTGAGTAGGAGCGAAGTAAGCATACCTTAAAGGGGCAGACTTCATGCCTTTCCTTTTGTAGGTGTGGCATTTAAGGATGAGATCCTGCAAACATCCAAAACTCTTGCCGCCTCTTCGATGCACCACCAGACAAGCTCTGTCCTCTGTGCGTTGCAAGTATGGCCTGACCCAGTTCCGAGGTTTAAGTGTCAATCTAGTCTTGTTCGTCGCCATATGCGGTCATGAAATCGTTTCTAATTTCTGTAACACTAAGTTTCTGAAAATGATCCGCGCTCCAGCAGATACCGAAGACGTTTACTTCTTTGGGTGTATCTGAACCAAGCATCACTATCACCCTGTCGCCTTCAGTGATCTCAGCAAACGAAGTAATGTTATGGAAGCCCTCAGCCTCTAGGTAGCTCTCAACCTGTCCGAGCTTCTCAACTTCTTCAAATGTTACCTCACTCATCCTCTCCTCCAATAACGATCTCAATCTCGCCGGAGACCTCTACAGAGTGATCGTGTTTGTCTCTCCAATCCTCCTTAAAACGGTTCTTCATCTGAAATATGTAGCTGGTAGAGTTAAATCCCTCAACCCCTCCAAACGTGGCCTCACGCCCTTTACGTTCCCACCAAGACAGCCCCTCCTCGTAAGCTCTTTTTAGGGCGTTAGAAAACTCAGGCTTTTTGTTACCCCAATCCCATAGCGTCTCCCTTACGACTCCTAGCTTAGACGCGATCTCAGCCTTTCCCATCCCTTGCTTGCCGCATTCTATCGCAATCTCGCAGAACTCTGGTTTGTATTTTGTTGGACGCCCTCCTGCCATGCTTTTAAATATAAACAAAAAAACCGGCCTGAGCAACTAAATACTCAGACCGGTTGTTACACACTAATATGAATTAAACACAAAGCAGCAAGCTGCTGCAAAGGTTGTATCTAATTCTCACAAAGCGTCAAGGTGTTTTTAAGGTTGTCCTCCGGCCCAAGCCATGAGGATTAAAATGGCTACGAAAATAGCTGACTGGATGATCTCTTGGATATTCATATTATTAAAATTTGCTTGTGGCTTCGATTATTTCTTGGATGTCGGCAGGTTGTCCCTTTGCTGGGCAAACAAATCCTTCAGAGACCTCATCGTAAGTTAGGTCTTCCATGTCCCAAATCTCTCCACCTACCCAACAAAATTTGTCATCTGGGAAGTGATCCGCAAGAAACTCGACTGATTCGGCCCTATTGTTAAACTCATACCATTCATTGAACGGTGATGAGCCTGACGTTGCGGCGTGGTATAATTTGGTATCATCGACCTTATACCATTCTGGCTTGTGTGCTTGTTGAGCGTAATTCATAATATATGTGTCTGTTAAAGGTTACAGTGAGACTGACATATGCTCTTCAAGATCGCCTGTCTCGTTAAGTGTCTCAACGATCGGGCCGTATTTATCTGCGTCCAGATACAAGATTGTCTCCTTTTGAGTCTTGTGGGTGACCCAGCATAGTTTTGTCTGCGAGTGATAGCAGACTTTGTCCCAGAGGTTAGCGTAGCCCAAGGTCTTCTCTAGATTAGCTAATTCGATAAAGGCAACTTCAATTGGTAGTGTTCTCATGTCAGGGGGACAATGACACACTGATAACCAACGTCAACACCTATTTTAAACTTTTTTAGTTTTTTATTTCCACTTAAAACCAGGTTAACTTGTCTTGAGTAAGCGCGTATCCTTGGCCGTGGCCTAAATCAATGATGTTTTCTTCACGGACTAGCTGCTCTTTTGATGCCCACCCGATAAAGTCAACATCCAGGTCCCCGACTATTCCTAAAATATAAATATCAACATCAGGATTAACTTTCAGCGTAGATAGTAGCCTTCCAGTTTTGTAGGTAGTTGATTTAATATCATACCGCTTACCATTAAGGATACCGTCAGCGCTACCGCTTCTAGGTGTTAAACCAAGGTCTGGGAAGGTGTTGTAGCGTTTCGCGAATGCGTATTCTGCCATTACACCCAAAACGTCTGCGCTAGCGCCGTCCTGTGTCCCAACCTTGGCATCTTTAACGCCTGAGTTTCTAGCAATCAGAGACCGCATTCTGCCTAAAATTTGACAGATTGCGATCTCGTCAGGGTTTAGTTCAACTTTTATAACGCTTAAAAGTTAAGGTCTTTTATAAGACCTCCCTCAATAGGGTCTTCTGGGCTTTCGATTTCTAAATATCGAATATCCATCCAAGACTTCGGGATACGAAGAGGCTTAATGTTTTCAGGCTCTCCAATCGTGCAATCAATATCTAACCATGCTTGCCTTAGTGATTTAGCTTGAACTAAAGCATACCTAGCTCCGTTTGCATTTTTCCCCCAATCAATTATGTAAGTTCTCATGTCTCTCTTCTAATTAGGATTTAAAACGGGATCTCGTCACCATCAGCAGCGCTGGCGTCTAGTGCCGCTGCCTTGGCCTTGTAAGCCTCGCCAGGATCGTTTGTGGCAGGTGAGGCGCTTTCGATACGCCACGCGACAAGGTTATTGAAAAACCTCCCGTCATGCTCTCGGCCACGAATGTTGAAATGCGCGGTGATCTCGTCACCAACTTTAGCTTCATCAAGCTCCTTGATCCGATCTTTAACCAGCTCTAATTTAATGAATTGGTCAAATTTCCCGTCATCCACCTTAACCACAAACTCACGCTTAGTGAATCCAGAGTTAAATGTCTGCGTATCCCCCAGTAAATGGAGGCTTCCTGTTAGTTTCATGCTTTCGCTCATTTTTTATTTTGGTTATTAATTCGTCTCGCTAATTCAGCCGGATCGTAATCTGGCGCTGCCGCAAGACACGGGCAGTCTGAAGTATTTCTGACACAGTAAGAAAAGGTCGCGCCTGGGTCATATCTGAAGCGGGGGTATCCGTCGCATTTAACGCAGGGCTTTAACGAAGCATAAGCCTCCCTAGTCTCTCTATCCATTCTTAATATGATGAGTTAATCGCGCAACTTGTCCATCAGAATTGTGATGAATAAAGGCTTCAACGCACCTTGGGACTCCCACGTATCCTTTCTTGTGATGCCACGAGTCAGTGCCGGATGGCGATCTAATATGTTCGGCAGTGACTCCTATGTAATCTTTGGCACTCTGCCATGGTCCGGGCCATTTAGTTACAGATCGGTGATGCAGGTGATGCAAATAAATAGTGCGGTGCTTAGTCGCGGCCCACATCTCTGGCTCTTCTTGGGCCATGAGCAATGGCGTATCTGCCAGTTTCGCTCCATCCCCGTGGCTAAATCCGAGCATATTTGATCCGAATCTGACGTATTTACGATGATTGACCGAAATATCAAATGTGACGTTTTTGCTTTTGCGAAAGTATGCTTTAAGCGTTTGAGCGAGCATCCAACCCGCGACGTAATCGTGATTACTGGGGCAATGAATTACCGTGACATTAGCGTAAGGCAGCAGCCTCTCAATCGCCCTGACCATCAAGTCCTTACACTGGATAAACGACTGCCACCACAGACCATCCATGTCTTGAGGCGTTCCGGCTGTCGTGACTGGGCGCTGGCTGTCGATATGTAAGCAATCGTTCCCGATCACCATGTAAACCTGGTCAATCTCCCAGCCTTGGGACATTCGTAGCAGGTCATCGATCCCGCGATCTACGCAAGCTACGGCCTCCTTCACGTTATAGTTGCTGCCCGTCTCCTCCTCAACAGCTAGCTTACCAACGTGGATGTCCGATGGATCAAGTATCAAGCAGTGTGGATCTTTGATTTTCTTGCGTTTTAACGCTTTAAACTTTGGCGAGTATTTTCTGAGATCGGCCAGCACCGGCTCAAACAGCTCGTCTAGGCTAAGGTTCTCAGATTTGGAGAAAAGGCTAATCCTCTTTGATTTATACCAGAAATGCTTAACCGAGCTTGGCGATATGCCGGCCTCATTGCACTCCTCCATGAGAGCTGTCATTGCGCCGCCGGATCTCAGGCGTTTTAACACCTGCATCTCATCTTCAGTTAATCTTGGTCTAGGCATGAGTCAGTTCATTAATTTTAATATGTCCAAACCTTTTAGTGGCATGGAGGACGGTCCCGTGGTCTCTTTTTCTGAAAATCTCTGCTATCTTCGGTGTTGAGAATGTTGTGTGCCGTCGTATCAAAGCCATCGCCATCATTCTTGGGTGTGCTATTCTGTCAGTTCTGGTATTGCTTAAGATTTCTTTACTAGTCAAGCTGTATTTATCGCAGATACAATGAATAATAGCTGTCGCGGTATCGATGTTCTCTTGATCGCTCATTTATTTCGGTAAGATTTCCAGTTGCAATTCACTACCCCACCGGTCTCCTCGGCTCTCGACCAGATCGATCTTCCGACCGCTGCCGCTGCCTCGGCTGGCTTGTGATTTGTGATGATCACGGTCGCCATAAGATTGTCGTAGCGATGGTCAATAAGGTTAGTGAGCGTCCTCTGCTCCCAATCAGTGCCGGCCAGCTCGCTCCATTCGTCTAGAATGAGCAGTGAGACCTTCTTAGCCTGCTGGAGCGTGTCACGAGCCGAGCCTTTTTGCTGCCTGTCATCCCCGAACTGCTGCCTGATTGTCTCCAAAAGATCATGAGTCTTGAAATATCGACTACCTTTATCCTTCTTAGCAGCCATCGCAGCCCACTTTGTAGCGATTTGAGTCTTACCTGGGCCACGATCACCGCAGAGGATGAGTAGGCAGTCACCGCCTATCACTCGCTCCTCCAGCTGCAAAGCTTTACTAAGCCCGTCCCCGTGCATTTTCATCAAGTTTGCTATGTGGCGAGCAGGAAAGCCCCACTTAGCAAGCCACTTATTGATTTCTTCATAATTCAACGACATAGATTCCGTCTCCTTCCGTGTTATTTGTTGATGTTTCCGGCAAGTCCTGCCATCTCATTCTTTTGATCCAAAGGTGAAGACCTTGCTGGTATTCTCCATCCTCTTTAGTCCAGTGATCACACTGCTTCCAAGCTTCAATCGCGGCCAGTAACTCGTCTAGAGTAGGCCGATCTGGGTTTTTGATTTTTTTCCATTCATCCCAAACCTGCATCTTCGATGATCGTTGTCTGGATAGTTTGGGAGCTAATTCCCATAATTGAGATAAAATCTGTTTATCGTCCACTTGTGGACAAAAGACTTCTCCTTTTCCTTCTCCTTCTCCTTCTCCTTCTCCTTCTCCTTTAACAATCCCAGAATTATCTGGCACAGAGGTGGCAGGAAGGTGGCACGGAGGTGGCACGGAGGTGGCAGATTGTTGAGTTATCAACGAAATCCAGCCTACCTCTTTTAGCGTCTCAATAATCTGCCAGTCATCTGCCACTTCCATGCGGGTTATCTCCCAGATGTCTGCCACCTCCATGCCAGTGCCGTCTGAATTACGAAACTCCCCGCTTGCTCTTGTCTCTTTTGAGTAGGTCGCCATCACCTGACAAAGTGCTTGGAAGACCCCGAACGCGACTATTCCATCTTTGCCTTTCCTCATCAATCGTCTGTAGCCGCGAGAATCGCAGCCCGATGGGGATAAAAACCAGCCAAGTCTCTGTCTCTTTCTTGTGTCAGCATTCTCAAATAGCTGAGACCATTTATTAATCTTAATCATTTTGTGTTTTGTGTTTTCGCAATCTCTGCCAGCATCTGGCCGGCGTTGTGGATTACGCATATTTGACCTTGCCAGCTCAAGTGCAGCTCCTTTTGAGCTTTAGTTAATTTACGGGCGCTGGGAGGCTTGGAGCCGTCCTTGATCTCAAACAGGTAATTAAAACCATTCAAGCCCACAAGGATGTCAGGAATACCTCTTCCCGCGCCCGATAAATCAAATACGCTAGCTTCGGGCAAAAGCTCCTTGAACTCCGCAACCACTTCTGAGTGATTGGCGTCCACCCGTTTGGCGTAGCGTGTCATACTGTTTCGATAATGTTTGCTAGATCCTTAGCGTAGGGTGTAGGATAGATCGCTGTTCTTTTTGGCTCTTTAACCTTTTCCTTTCTAAGCAAATTCTTTTTCCCAAGTTCCCGAATGGCCGTATTAATCGAATCGGGGGTTGTCCCGAATATTTTAGATAAATCATATGTCGAAATACCTGGCTGGCAGACAGTAGCTAGGACTAGCGATTTGCGATAAAAAGTATTAACACCTGCTCGTCTCCATTTCTCTGACTCAATTAGGTTTTTCATTGCAATAGTCATCGAATTACCACCTTTCCAAATAAAGCCTCCTTGACCTGCTCAGCTACCTCTTTATATTCTGGAATAAAATCATCTTGAGCGCGTGAGACAAGATCAGTGAACTCGTCAGCTTGCAGCTTTATGATGAGAGGATTGGTCTCAGGAAAATAGCTCATAAACCACCATGTCTTAATGCCGGTGACAGCCATGCTCCAATGGACTTGAAGCTTGTATTCCTTTGGCAACACTCCTTCCATAAGATACTCAGTATGCTTATCAACTTGAGGACATTTGATCTCTAACCCCATGTTATACTTCCCGTCTTCATCCATAATCAATCCATCAGGGCTGCATCCGATAATCTTATCGTCACGGGTAACAAACCCGACCTCGGTGACTTGGTATCCCATCATTGACTCAAACAGCTCCCGCGCCTCGTTCTCATGGTCGTTACCCCAGTCAGTGAACTTGTTCCCAGCGAACACCATAGGGTCGCTCACACGGCATTCTCGCGCCAACTTACGAGCAAATTTAATACGGCTTGTTGATAGCTTACCGGTAGGTGTGAGGATATTGCTAGCCTGTGAAGCCGTAGCCCTCCCGAGCCTGATCTGCTCCCAAGCTTCCGAGCCTTGTTTAATATCGTCGTGAACGATCATTTCGATCCCTCCTGACTAAAAAGATCCTCAGTGTCTGGCTCAATATCGGTCTCGACTACGTCCTCAAAAGGATCAACCGCAATTTCACGAACTCTTGTAACCGGCTTGACCGGTGTTACGTCACGGAAACCGGCGATGTCGCGGCCCTCGTCTTCATCGTGAATTCCCCCAAATCCAAAGGCTACGCGCCCACATTGAATTATGGCCTTCCATTTAAGCATCCGGCGAGGGTGCTGTTTCCAAGGTTCGGTGTTACGCTTAACTTCTTCCAAGTATTCACGATGAGTAGTCGGATGCTCGCGATCCTTCCGGTGGATCTTGATCTCACACCAGCTACCGTCTTCAGCCCACTCCTCGCTCATCCCATTCATCTCAGGATGGTCGTTAATGATCCGAAGCCATCCGTCAATGCTGACAATGGGGACAATCTCCCCGCCCTTGCCAGGAAAAGCGTAAAGCTCTTTTAATAAAGGGTTTAGTCCATAAGTATTGGCTACAATAACGAGGCTGGCGAACTGTTCATCATTCTTGCAGTTCTTAAAAGCCGTAGCTTTAAGTATTTCAGCGGTCCTCTTTGAGTTGCTGCCGAGTCTCTCCGCAAGCTCCTGTAAAGCATTGCCCTTTTGTTGTGTTATTTCGTTTTTCATGTCGTTAAATTGAATATTTCGCAACGTGTTTACCGTTGATAGAGATTCGCTCTGATTTGACTGGATGCCCATCGCGGCGTAGGTCTAAGACCCGTGCAGCCAATCTGGTGCATCCAAATTGTTTAAATGCCGCAATTGTAGTAAGGCTCCCGCCGTTTTCTAAGTGCGTTAATATCTGGCGCTTTTGTGTTGATTTCATAATCGTGATCCGTATCTCCTGGATGGCAAAAACCTCTGCTCACCTAAACCTAATGAAATATAAGCTAACTCAGCTAGCTCTTCATCATCAGGCTCAATGTTTGGCTTCAAGCTTGGCTTGGAATTTTGATCGTAAAAACTGTTTCCCCTAAATCCTTTAAGGTAATTAATTTGATCGTATACCAGTTTTTTAACTTCCTCAAAGTAGGTTTGGTGTTGCTCAATAGTCATAGCCCTAGATTCTTTCTGGCTTGCGCGTAATCGCGCTCTCGCGCCGCTTTGTATTCTTCTGTCTCATTAGACCTAATTCGGGCCACTCCAGCTTCTATGGCGTCCCAGCGCTCACTAGGAGCGTATCTGGCTTTTCGCTCAGCTTCTTTGATTAAAGCTGACTTTTTACCCTCTTCGTAAATGTCCATTAGTATGTCCTTTGTTTTGCGTTTAAAGCGATATTAATCGCCTCAATCCGCTCGTTTATTTCGTATTCGTCTAGCTCATAGTATCCTCCGATCAGAAGCTCCTTAATTTCAAGAAGCTCAAAGTTCGGACGAAGATACAGCTTGTGAGCCATCTCTTGAATTCTAGCCTTCTCAACTGCTCGCGAGCTAGCAAACACCCACATAACGAGTGTGGAAAGGCTAAGAAAGATCGCCGCTCCCAGCATTACTTCTTTCATTTTCTTGCTCCTTTCAATGCTTTGCTAAGCAGGTTCTGGACTAAGTCTTTGAGGCTTACTCCCTTTGTGACGGCAAGCACCTTAAGTGCCTGATGTGTTTTTTGGTCAACTTGTATTAGTTTCATCTTTTAGGTCAGCTCTTGCTGATAAATTAAACCTAGCGAAAAATAGAAACCAGTCAAATATATTTCTTAAATTATTTTAATTAGGTGCTGTGGTTCTTTATTTTACAGACGAAATATTGGGGTAGTTATGCAACAACTACCCCGCTCTGGGGTAACTATGCAACAACTACCCCGTTTTTGGCGTAGCTATGCAACAACTACGCCGTTTTTGGAGGACTTATGCAAGAAACACTCCGCTTTTTTACGCCAAATAATCGACTAGAGCATCGCAGTAGATCTGAGCTAGCTCCGACTCCATGCCGTCAAACAACACCCACTCCTTAGCATTGCTGCCGAAAAACGGCTCCAATATAGCCGCCGGTGGTTTAGTTTTGGATAAGAACCTGTAGCCTCTACCCCCTTGGCTAATTGCCTTGACCCCTCTATCTTTCTGTCCTGGCACAACCTCCGAGTGGATTTTACGAAATGACTCTGCTAGCTTTTTACCTTTTTCGCTGCCGGCGCAATAGAGATACTCAAATCCATTTGCGCTTGCCGTATGAGAATTAAAATGCAGCTCAATTACGCAATCGTAACCCCAAGACTGCTCAGATAAATACGAACAAGATTTGTGATACCCTTTAAATGGAGTCTCGGAAATCACTGTTGATGATATAGAACGCTCTATAAGCTTCTCTCGTAGCTTCTCAGCAACGTATTGATTATAAGCCCACTCACTGACGTTGCCTCGGCTCACAGCGCCTTTATCGCCCATTCTAGAGTGGCCCACGCAAATCAATACTTTCTTGATCCTCGGCTTTGGTTTGCGCGAGAAGATAGCTATTAGCTTTTCAAATATTGATTTCATTTCTGTCCGGTAATTAATGCCCGTTGCCAGACATACTGGCTATAATACTTCTGGCCTCTACCGATCATCGAAACCTCTTGAAATGTATAAAGCCGGCCATCAGTCAGAGTTATCACCGGAGGATCGTAGCTGCTCGCGTTTAATTCTTTTTGAGAGACGTTCGATCCGCAAGACGGAAGCAGCATCACCAACGCTAGCCAGCTTATCAATTTCGTCTTCCAGGTCATCAATATATCTCCTCAGTTTTAAGTTTGTGTAAGCGATATAGGCTTGAAGCGATGCTGTCAAAAGCTTCATCATTCGCCTTTTTTAAACCTCCGCCATTGGTTTATCAGGGAAAGTATTCCGATCATAAGGGCTATAACTGCCGAGATGAATCCAACAGCCATTTCAAAATAGTCAAAATAGGCAGAAATTGCTGACCATGAGCTAGCAATCATTCCTGTGATCGGGTGTGTTAAATGATGGTTGTTCATTACTCCATCTCGTTTTCTGGCTCTGGCTTAATCGACAAGAACTCTAACTGAGTAAGCTCTTGGACACCCTCGGCATCTTCTAGCATCGCATCGTCGTTAGATGTGAATCTCCAGCAGTCGATGGCTATGAGTCGCCCTGAGTCGTCAGTGGCTTCTGCAAGGCTTTCAACAGGCGGCAACCCAGTGAGCGTAGTGCCTTGTTTGTTAGGATAGCCCCGGTCAGAGTCTACGGCTGCAACAAGTCCTGTGTAGACATCGGGTTGGACGACATAGTATCGAAACCCAGTGTCAGCGCGGGATTGCTCAATGTCTGTAAGTGGTTCTTGGTCTTCCATTAGTCAGGTAGTTCTAGTTCATCAAGAAGCTCAAGGTCTTCTTCGACAGGCGGCTCCCAGCTTAGGCGTTGTAGGTAAGTCTCAAGGTTGATTTCTTCGATGCCGTCTAGGTCAAAATCGTCTGATTCCAGTATACCACTGCGCTTAACACAATAGAGTCGGTCACTAGATGTCTCTGGGTCTAAGAAAGTGTTATCCCAAAGTGCCAACCACCGTTCAGTTCCGTTGTCGTCAGGGAGGTTCCTTGCGGTGTTACCAGCGGTCGTGAGTGTCTCGTAGGAAGCTTCGTTGCTGAACCTAAAGAAGCGATGAGTTTCGTCTGTCATTAGTTAAGGTCTTCTAAGGGTGGAAAGAAGTCGGAGATAGAGTCAACTGTAGGGGCATCTTCTTCGCCGTCGATGAGCTGGTAACCGTTGTGCTTAAGAATTGCAAACATACCACCTTCGTGATGCTCAACCACATTAGCCCATAGAACTGTTGTAGTGCCATCATAGTTTTCGCCAGTAACAATCTTTGCGTTGTAAGCGTCGAGTGTCTCTTTGTCTTGTGATGTATAATACATAACTAGTAGATGGTGTAAGTGTCGTTGATGTTAGCCTCAATGCCTGTGCGGTTTGCGCTTTGGTCAGTGTTGAAGAATATCATCTCTTGGAGTTTGCCGGTGTAACCAAAATTACTATGGTTGATGTAATTACCAAAGTTCATGCTGGCAGTTCCCCACCTTGAATCAGTTGTATTCGCACCAATGTGGGCAACTAGTTTCTGACCGCCAGAGGTAGCTGTGTAAATATGACCCCTTGTTGTCCCCGTGATTTGAGTTCCGTTAGCATAGTAAGTCGGTGAACCATAATTGTCAGAAGTATTGGTAGACGAGCTACCTGCGGTTGCCACCATCCCATAAACATCCCCATTAGTTACTAACGAGGGATAAAGATAGTGGTAAGTGGGAACCGAGCCTCCAGTCGTCTTTGTCACGTAATACGAATCAAGATTCGCTTGGCCGTAGATGTCACTATGGTCAAGGCTCAAGTTTGAAACCTCAGTTGGGAAGTTAATAGAAGGCAAACCGCCCTCAGTCACCAACACGCCACCATCGACAATCTTAGGCTGGCTTGATGCCGTGGCCTGTGCTGCGTTATTCGTGCCGCCTTGGTCATACCATGTGGTGACGTGGCCGTCGTTGCCTGCGCCTACGAAAGCCACAAGCGTCCCATCGCTAACCTCGGATGCCTTGAAGTTGCTCGTTGCGTTGTCGCTTGAACGTCGAACATTAACAACATCCGGGTCAGCGTCAGCGTCGAACGAACGGAGACTGTAAGCGGCTGCGGGAGCTAAGGTCAACACGTTAGGAATCGTCAAGACGCCGTTGATAAACACTTGCCAGCCTTTGCCGATTAGACTGTCGATTGCGGCGTTCGTCGCGGCACTGAGTGAGCCAGTGGCTGTATTGTAGTCGATGTCGATGCCAGCGTCACCCAAAGCAGTGCCACCAGATGCTCCGGTAGACGTTGCGTATTTGCCAGATGCGTTAATGGAGGTCAGTATGTTCTCGACCGATTGAGCGGTGAGGGCCGTGCAGCCGTCCCATGTAAGATTGAAGACTCCGCTTGTAATGCTTGATGGATTCCAGTTAGCAAAGACGTTTGCCGAGAAATCTGTT